TTAAGAAACTTTCTGGTTGATGCCGCCATTCAATATCCACTGATTAACCGCACTCTCTAAATATGCTTTTGGGTGAGTGCGAACAGGCTTAGGGAAACAGTGTTTGTTCTGGTAGGTGTACATGGTCGATCGTGACGAAATGCCAAGCTTCGCCATGACCTCCTTTTCAGGGATCAGGTTGATATCTTGCATAGTTACCTCGGGAATGCTGGTGGATTATTCTGCTGCTGAGAATAGGCGCTGATAAATTGCGGAAACATACTTCGCCTGATGGATAGCATCGGCTAATGCGTTGTGGCGCTCGCCGTCAAACGGCATATCACGCTTGGGATCAAAGCCAACTACGCGGCCAAGCTCAACGATAGTGCGCACGTCCCTGTCGTTGTACCACTCCCACGGCAACGGAACGCATTCACGCTGGTAAGACTCACGCAGGATCACGTTATCGAATACAGCTCCGTTCCCCCACACGCGCAGGCTACGAGGATTGGCGACATTGGCCCGGATAAACTTATTCAGGTCATATAACGCAGACAGCAATGAGGGCGCACCGTCAACACAGATAGCCGCGCGAGCTTCGCTGCTTTGCTTCATCCACCAAATAATCGTATCGGCGTCAGGTGTCGCCTTACCGGCCATAACGCTTTGCAGGTCTACGGCGGTGTAGAACTGCTCGCCAAGCTCGCCGCTGTGCGGGTTAAAAAGCACAGCGCCGATAGTCAAGATAGGGGCGCTGGGCTTCTTACCCAACGTTTCAAGGTCAAGCATTAGGTGGTTCATCAACTATTCTCCAGGTAATAAAAAACCGCCCGTAGGCGGTCGTATAATCATGAGTGAACTTTACGTTTCTCTGACTCTAATAAGGGTGGGATGACATTTGCTTTCATAAATAGGCCCAGAGACAATATCGACAATGTATTTTTTACTCACACCATCACGAATAAGCGTTATTGCTTGTCCCGCACGAACCTCAAAGTCAATCTGATGTTCTTCTTCAATTCCGGTGTTACTAAAAATCACCTTCGCCATTACTTTCCATCCTCTGCTAGATATAATTTTCCTTACTATCACGATAGTGTATCAGCCGCTTATAGAGATATTCGCGCAGATGATCATGCAGCTAGCTTACCTCGCTCGTCATGGCTTTCGGCTTCAATATCCCACTTCGTAAAAATACCTTTGAGCGAGGGTTGTTATATGACAATGAAGCTTTCGAAGTGTGCATGGAAAAATTATCTTGCTTCAATCTGCAAGGTCAGCATCTGTAGCAATCATTAGATTAAAGAAGTTAATCACATCAATCCATTGGTTATAAATCTCTGAATCTACGCTAGACTCTACAGCATTATGAAATAATGCATCAGGGCCAACTCCGTAATTTACTTCCTTAAATAGCTCCATGTTCAATTGGTTTAGAAAGAATCGCTTAAATTCATTAATTTCCCTTTCGTTGTCATGTTGGGTGTGCTCATGGATGGTCTTCATTGCAAGATTCATACTCCTAACAATGTTAGCAGCATCATTAAAATCCCAATCAGCACCATTTTTACCTTTAGCATACCCATTGGCTCTTTCCGCACAGGATTTTAAAGTCTCGTAAAGACCCATCCTGCTTTGAAATTGTAATGCTTTTTCTGCAGTGTTCCTACTTTCGAAGGCTGCCAGGGCTGAAGCTATAGCAGCAACACAGGAAATCGTAGCAACAACTAGATCTAAATGATCTTTTAAATAATCCAGTATCATAATGTCTCACCTATAAAAATACTCTGTGGACAGTATAGGAAAGATGGGGGGATGTCCAGTGGTTGCGCCATTGGGTATTTAAATCATTACCAGACTTTGAAACCCATGAATATACTATTTGTCGATTACGCAGTTGTAATCATTGTGGGTAAGTAACAGCCAGTTATGGCCGTCGTCTTTTGAAAGTAAGCGCCAGCGTTTATTTACACGAAAGGTAAGATATTTTTTGCCATAGGTTCTTTTGGGGAATAATCGACCGGCGTGGAACTGTTTTAATTTCTCCAGCGCCTTCGCAGTAATCCACAAAGGCGCATTGTTCAGGTTGATGCTCATTGATCTTCACCACTCGCAACCTGGGGATGTTGCTGGCGGTATTCGTTGAGAATGGTGTTGATTTCTTCTCGGGTTCCAGGAAGGAGCAGTAGGACGTCACCCTCTTCACGAACCATTGGCGCAGCATCATAGAGCAGTTCACAGAGTCGGCGGGCGCGGGTAGCGTTGAATTGTGGCTGGGCGACGCTCTTAGTGATTTTTTTCTTGCCGGACTCTTCGGCCTTTTTCATTAAGCGCGCGGCTTCACGGTCGGCATATACGCCATGCTCGCGGTTAATTTGAATAGCCAGGGCATAGTTAATGGAACCAGCGCGCACCAGGCTCTTGATGTAGGGGCTGCATTCCTGCAATTGCAGGTGCTGGAGGATATCGGACTCGGAGCGCTTAACTTTCTTTGCGATCTCCGCGTTAGTCCACCCTTGATTTACCAGCCGTTGGTAGGCCGCGCCACGTTCGATAGGGGTAAGTGCCAGACCTTGCGAACTGGTGACCATGAAGGCGATTTTATCGGCCTCAGTACCCACAAAATCCTTACACTCAAGACGCGCCACCTCATGCCCGGCTTCACTTGCCAACAGCGCACCGTGGAAGCGGTGGTGACCGTCGATAACCTTCACGCCTTGCTCAGTCACTTCAACTGCCAGCGGTGGTATATATTCCCCCGCAATAAACGCATCCCTAAACTCTTCAACGTGCGCCTGATTTAATTCGCGAACGTTATAGCCATCTTCGGCATAAATTTCACTGAGTGGAACCAGAAACGTTTTGCGGGTAGTGATATCTGAACCGATGCTTTCTTTTGCAGAATAACGCTGACTTAAAGTTGCCATAATTATCTTCCATATTGAGGGGGTGAAAATGCTTCACTATGCGCCACACACGGTGGCGCATAAGACTGCACTTTATTTAATTGAGCCTTCATAAACCGGGATGTTTTCGAGCTGGTTTTCCAGGTCTACGACGATCTCAGTAAAAGCGTGCTCAACGATTTTTTTCGGTTCGATAAGTTCGTACCAAAGAGCTAAGCCGCCGTCTTTCAGGCGGTAGCGGATACGGGCCTCAACCTGGTAAGGCGCGCCGTTGTGGAATGGTGCGATAGCCAGACTGATTTTTTCAGGCAGGGAAGTATTACCAGAGCCATCCTTTTCATCGCTGTAGGACATCTGGAACGTACCGTCCTGCAGGCGACGCACAGACTTGAACTCAGCTTTACGCGTCTCTTGGAAAGCCAGCACCATTTCGAGCAGTTCTGTACCGGATGGGCCTTTATAGTTATCACTGACCGGCGCGATATCTTGGATGTGGTTTTCCAGGAACTCTGCAAAATCGGTCTGATTCATGGGACGCTTGTCACGGGATGCCCACTCCTGCCATTCATCGGAATAGGGGCAGTCGTACACAGCGCGATGCTTTGCCCACTCTGGTGAGTTTGCCGCAGAGTGGTAATCCAGCACGGCCTCAATGCGGGTTTCAGATTTGTCGGCGAAGATTGCAGTACGCGGATCAGCGAACTTTTGAACGTAGGCGATCAGCGAGGACACCGAAATAAGACGTACTGCCTGACGAATCAGCGAAGGTTGAAGCTGAAAATGCTCGAGCGTTTTTACTTCATGGTTGTCAGGAACCACTGCTACCGGGATATCAGTTTTCGGCGTGAACGCGGTCAGTGCCAATTCCTGAATTTCGCGTACAGAGCCATTAGCGAGGCTTGCAAGTTCTTGCATGCTATTTTCCTTAATTAATATTAACGTTGCTGGCTAAATTAATTAGCCGTGGGCTTGCAGCTTAATAGGCGCTGCGGCGGGGGCTGTATCAATGACTTTCAAATCCATTTGCACTTGAGATGGATCATCACGCATTAAATCGCCATCGGCGGTTGAGAACATAATGGTGTCAGCCCGATCCAGTTCAGGAATGGATTTCTTGACGTTCGGGGTGATTTTCATCGTGTTTTCGTCGCGGCTGTTCAACATCTGGCAATTCAGCGTCAAAGTAACAGCGCCTTTCTTGCCGGTTTCGCGAACCATTTTAATAACCTCGGCCAGCGCTTCGGTAAGCTCCTGGTCTAAGGTGCCTTTGTTGATATAAGCCAGCTGCTGGCTAAAGGGAGTGCATTTGCTTTCAGACATACTATTTCTCCTCGTCACATACAGAGAAGAACTCGGGCCGGGTGACGCCCTCCACGATTAAATGGATGCCTGAATTCTTCTCTCTATGAAAAAGGGCGACCAGCCTATGAACATTATCTTCACCCCTTATTGGTTGAAGTTCGGTCTGGCCGCCAAAGACTACACACAGCAAAGATTTAGAGCGGGTGGCCTTTCTGGCAGAGGATTTTGCGCAGGCGGGCAAAGAAGGTGAGGCGAACGGCCTGCACGGATGGGACAACGCGCATACCGTCTACAACGATTGTGTTAGCATTGTGGTTGATCATGTTGAATCTCCGTTCTACTGGTCAGGCCCCGGCAAAGATTGGCGTCTGCAGCCGGGGCTATTTATTTCAGAAGTACCAGCGCGCGTAGCTATTCAGCAGGCTGGCTTGATCGCAATGGCCATAAGCCTTGAATGCTCGGCGACGCTGTGAGCGCAATTCCCGGCGTGCTCGGCGGCGAATGCGGTTAGTCAAAACAATTTTGCGCATAGGAAGTCCTGCTATTGCGCCCCGTAGGGCGCGGTGGGTGTTAGAACGTTAAGTTGCGAATCAGAGGCGCTGCAGTTGAACCGCCGCTCATCTGCACGCGAACACGGCTTACTGATGGCTTGGCGCGTTCTTCGCCGGTGTAGCTATTGAATGTGCATGGCCCCAGCACCAGGCGGGGAACTCCGCGAAGAATTACGGTTTCACCGGCTTTTGGATGCTTGCGATATGCCTTGCGGCGTTGTGCTGCGTTCATCGTGTAACCCTCTACTGTAGTGGTGCGCCCCATAGGGCGCGGTGCGATTAATCGGCTTGGGCTTCCAGAATCTCGACCTTGCCGTAGTGCGCCCACTTCGCGGCCAGCTTCTGCGCCAGATCCAGGCGACCGCACCATCCGAAGTCGCGCCACTGGTCGGCGTACTCACCCACGCCCGCCTTGTTGATGCGCTCGATGCCGGAAAGCACGCAGATTTCGATATAGTGATCGCGGCACATGTCGGCGATTCGGCGGTGCTCGGCCATCTGCTCCGGCGTGTTGCTGAATTGAGGGTTAGGGCCAGCCTCGCGAGCGTGGTAGTCATAGTTGCGGCCGTGGCTGCTGCGAGCTTTCTCGGAGGCTGCGTAAACGCGGGCATTCTCCAGGTTGTGCAGCACTACAACCATGTGCGTATAGGTGCGTGCGCTGGTGCGGGTGTGGCGTGCGCCGTTTGCATCGATTGCGAAGTATTTGGTTTTAGCTGCCATCATGAAACCCTCTGCTGTTAGTCGGCCATCTGACGAGCAAACCAGCGTTGCGCGCCTGCTGCGGTTTTAAAATCCCGGCTTTTGGTGAACGTCATCGCGGTAAACGTGCCGTCTCCGTTGGGGAAAACGCCGGTCTTTGCTGTTTCGTTGTTGCCCATATCGTGAGAAGTGTTCATCGCTAATCCTCAGTGGTTTTATGCCTACCGCCCCACACTGGCAGCGGTAGGGTAAATCCACTTCTTCCCTAAAGAACGTTGCCGGTCGATCCCTCTTCGGGGCCGGGGAGTGATTGCATCGCTCACCCCGTGGCGTGTTGCCTGTTGGCTTCCTGCCTTTCCCGTAACGTTTGCGGCGGTGTTTTGCTGGTGGCGTTTCGGGTTGATGGGGTAAGAATACTCAAGGTATTCATTTATGTAAATACATTGGGTATTTATTTTATGCGGTTTTAGGTTATCTAAATGAATCTCTTGGGTATTTATTTTTTAGAAGGCTAGGTTTGCTTGAGGACGGAACTAAGAGGGGTAAGAAAAAGCCCAGCATTGCGCCGGGCTTTGGTTAAACCAATCGCATCATGGTTTGGATGGCAACTCCAATAATCTTACAGTTGCCGTTGATCTCTTTCATTGGCCACGCTGGGTTCAGGCCTTTGAGGTATTTTTGACCGCCGTCGATGATGAGTTTTTTGAATGTGGCTTCATTGGCGTCAACCATCTTGGCTATAACAAGGCTACCGTTGACGGCCTCACGACCTGTATCTATTAGGACTAATGTCCCTTCAGGGATACTGATCCCTGTTGGCGCGGTCATAGAGTCGCCATCGACACGTAGCCAGAACGCCTTACCGAAAACTTTTGCGTCAGATTCGAACCATTCATCGATTTCATCGATGGTGTAGGGTTCCATTGCTTCCGCCCAGGCTCCTGCTTGCACCCAACTAATCAGCGGATACTCCCTGCCTTTTTTATAAGGCCCAATAAATTTAACGTTTGAGGTCTCATGCGCCAGCATCTTCTGGGCTTCGCTCTCAATTGTAGGGCTGAAATCGCCGATCGATACCTGGAGAATCTTTGCAAATGCAGCCGCTACGGGAAGATTTAGAGCATTTCTTCCGTTAAGGTAGTGGCCGACTGCGCCTTGTGTAATCCCCAATTCGTCAGCAATCGTGTACTGCGTGACGCCAAGTGATTTCTTTTTCGACTCATACAGAGCTTTGAGACGCGCGGCGTCTTCCAGCTGTTCTGTCGTCAGGCTCTTTTTGGGTTCCATAGCCTCCATTCTAATACCATCACTATTAAAACTAAAAATACCCACCATATTGACAGTAATGAATACTCAAAGTATTCTTTCGCCATGGTAACCAAACGGAGCGTACCCATGTGTCGGATGACATTAGCCGATTACGCCAAGATTCATGGCCAGGCAAAAACAGCCAGTGACTTTGGTGTAATCCAATGTGCAATCAGTAAAGCCATTCGCAGTGGTCGCGATATTTTCGTGACCATTCATGAAGATGGAAGCGTTAAAGGGGAGGAGATACGTCCTTTCCCCAGCCATAAAAAAGCCTCTTAACGCGTCTTCGGTAGCTGAGATAAACACTATCAAGTCCATCAGTTAAAAGTAACCACAGCCCGAGGAGTACAACTGTGTCACAGCAAAAAGCGCCGGACTGGCAGGCAGAAAAACAGCCTGAATGGGTGGTCAGTGTCGCCCGCAAAATTATCACTGGTCTGCCTGGTGGCTATGCTGAGGCTGCACAGTGGCTGGGGGTTACGGAAGACGCGCTGTTTAACCGTCTTCGCCCAAACAGCAACCAAATTTTCCCGATCGGCTGGCTCATGGTTTTACAGCAGGCTGGTGGCAATACCCACTTTGCCGACGCTGTATCCCGCCAGTCTCGCAGCGTGAACGTGCGTCTGCCCGAAGTTGAAGACATCGATCGAGACGACATCAACGCCAAGCTGATGGAAGCGATTGAGTACATCGGCAAGCACTCCGAACTTGTCCGCAAATTTACCGAAGACGGCGAGATAGACGCCGCTGAGCGTAAAGCGCTGGACGCCAATACCTACCGCCTGATCGCGACGTTCCAGGAGCACATCCTGTTGCTCTATAGCGTGTTCTGCCCGGCGGAAGTAACCCCAATCCACACAGCGAAGTGGCGCGCTCCTATGCCGTAGGGACTGCTGTATTTCATAACCGGAGGGTAAGCGTATGCAGCCTGCATCGTTTGTTCGAACCGCCATGCCTGCGGTGTATTGCCGCGAGGATGCCGCATGGATTCAAGACCAGCTCGGTAAGTTACCGCACGGGCAGCGCGGGAAGGAAGATTGCGCACGCCTACGAGGAGGCTTACCGCACAGCGTTCGACGCCGAGGAGATTTCTTACCGGCAGGAGAACGCAGGCCGCAAAGCGGCTAACACGCGCCTGCGGCTGTACGTCGAGCGGTATTCACGGGCAAGCCAGGGCATGACAACCGCGCCACCGCTGGTGGGGCAAAACAGGGTAGCGGCATGAATTTTTTAGCCGGTGTTTTTTTAAACGGGGGAGAGGGGAAGGGTAAGAGGGGGGAAAGGGGGGTGATCGGGTTGGGGTGTGGGGGAAGGAACGGGCTTTACCAGAGAGAAGATCTTTAAGGGATCGAGTGTTTAAAAACGCCAAACGGACATTTAGACGGCTAGACGATTAAACGAGGAGATAACGATGACGCTTACAATCCAGCCACGCGAAAAACAGATAGTTGCACTGAACATGCTGCGCGCGGCGTGGAAGCAATACGCCTCGTTCATGATGTACGCCCCGGTCGGGTTCGGCAAAACCGCAATCGCGGCGCTGATCGCCAGCGGGTTCATCAGCCGCAACATGCGCATAATGTTTGTGGCCCCGTACACCGTCCTACTCGACCAGACCGCAACGCGTTTTATTGAGTACGGGTTGCCAGCCGAGGAAATCGGCTACATCTGGCGCGATCATCCGGCCTATGACCCGAGCCGCCTTATTCAAATCGCGTCAGCCGATACGCTGATCCGCCGCGACTTCCCCGACAACATTGATCTGCTGATCATCGACGAAGCCCACCTGAAGCGCAAAAAAATGCTGGAGTTCATCGACGAGCTGACCGCTAAAGGCGTGAAAGTGATCGGGTTGTCCGGTACCCCGTTCTCGGCCTGGCTGGGGACGTATTACCAGAAGCTGATCAAGCCGACGACGATGAAAGAGCTGATCGCTATCGGCGCGCTGAGTAAATACGAATTTTACGCCCCATCGCACCCAGACCTGAGCGACGTTAAGACGTCAGAGCAGGCGGGCTATGGCCGCGACTACAACGAAACGCAATCTGCAGAGGTAATGAGCGACCCGACGCTGGTGGGCGATATCGTTAAGAACTGGCTGGAGAACGGGGAAGATCGCCCGACCATCTGTTTTTGCGTCAACGTGGCCCACGCAAATTACGTGACCGTTGAATTCAGCAAGGCTGGCGTGACCGTTGAAGTGATGACGGCGGCGACGCCACACGAAGACCGCCAGATGACGATCCGTCGCTTCGAGCAGGGCATAACGAAGATCATCATCAACGTCGGCGTGCTGGTGGCCGGTTTTGATAGTGATGTCCGCTGCATCATCTTCGCGCGTCCGACCAAATCGGAAATGCGTTGGATTCAGATTATTGGCCGTGGTCTGCGTGATGCGCCTGGTAAAGACCACTGCCTCATCTTTGATCACACCGGCACCGTGCATAAGCTCGGTTATCCCGACGATATCGAATATGACTACCTGCCTGCCAGTTCTGACGGGATGGAGAAAACACCAGCGCGCGTTGTTAAGACAGACCAGCCTGAGCGCCTGCCGAAAGAATGCACCCAATGCCACTACGTGAAGCCGGTCGGCGTCTACATCTGCCCGAAATGTGGCTTCAAGCCGATCGCCGGTGAGGACGTTGAAACCGATAAGTCACGCGGCCTGAAAAAAGTGAAGCAAGCCAAGGAGGTTGTCACCAAAGAAGTGAAACAAGCCTGGTGGAGTCAAATCCTCTATTACCAACGCACCCGCGCCGCCCAAGGCAAGCCGGTAAGTGACGGCTGGTGCTCGCATGTCTACCGAAAAAAATTCGACGTATGGCCCAACGGGCTGCACAGAACACCAATGGCCATCACACCAGTGGTGAGCAACTTCATCAAATCAACACAGATTGCCTACGCAAAATCTAAGCAAAACGAAGGGAAAGCCGCATGAATACCAAACAGGCAGCTATCGGCCATTGGCCGAAAATATTCGAGTTTTACGGCCTCCCCCCGGTAACTGGGAAAAAACATTTTAAGGGTGAATGCCCGTTGTGTGGCCGCAAGGGCAAATATCGTTGCGACGACAAGAACGGCACCGGTTCTTACATCTGCGCATGCGGCGCGGGTGACGGTTGGGCGCTGCTGACCGGGGCAACCGGCAAGGACTTTAAAACGCTGGCGGCAGAGGTCGATAAGCTGATTGGCCGCGTCTATTCGCCGGAAGAGGGTTATCAAGCTGGTGGCCCTTCATCTGGCATAGCCTCGCAACGCCAGCGCGTGAGCTGCAAGTTTGCATCGCTGACCAGCCTAAAGGGCACCGGCGCAGACCGTTACCTGAAGCTGCGCGGCATCACCAGCCTGCCACAGGACAACGTCCGCTACTGCGACCGGCAGCGCGCAGCGGGTGGCGAATACCAATCCATCTATGCGCTGGCAACCGACGACAAAGGCGAGCTGTGCTATCTGCACCGCACCCTCCTTGACGGCGATAAGAAAGCCACCGTAGCTGGCGCGCCGAAAAAAATGATGAAGCTGCAAGAGGACAGCTATCTGGAGCATGCCAGCTCGGTCGCTATCCGTATGTTCCCGCCGTCCACCACGCTGGGCATCGCTGAGGGAATCGAAACCGCGCTGTCCTGCCATCAAATCACGCAATGCAACACCTGGGCGACGCTGAACACCACCTTCATGAAGAAGTTCCGCGTACCGCGTGGAGTGCAACGCCTGATCATCTTTGCTGACGCAGACAAGAACGCATCCGGCCACGCTGCGGCGTTTGAGTGCGCCCGCGCCAATCTGCTGGCAAAGAACGATCTCCAACAAGTCTCAGTGCGCTGGCCGAAATCCGGCGACTTTAACGATCTGCTGCTTAACGGCTCAGAGGTCTTCGAGTGGGTATTCCACCGCGAGGAAAACAATGAAAAAACCAACTAAGCCGAAGCAGTACAAGGCGAAAAAGTGCGCCCAATGTGGTGAAACGTTCACGCCGGTGAAGTACCTGCAAAAGGTCTGTGGCCCACTCTGTGCTATCGCATACCAGTGTGACGCACGTAAGCGTCTTGAGGAAAGGGAACGCAAGGACAAGCTGAAAATTCGCAAGCTGGCCGTTAAGCCGCTGCGCTACTTCATCAACCAGGCGCAGACCGAATTTAACGCCTACATCCGCGAGCGCGATGCCGACGAGCCATGCATCAGCTGTGGACGCTATCACACCGGCCAATATCACGCCGGGCATTACCGAACCGTCGGGAGCCATCCGGAGCTGCGCTTTGATGAAGATAACTGCCACAAGCAGTGCTCGGTCTGTAACAACTTCAAATCCGCGAACCTGAGCGAGTACCGTCCTAACCTGATAGCCAAGATAGGCCAGGCACGTTTTGACCGGTTAATTGGGCCACCGCCGAAAGTCGGCAAGCTGGGCCGCAGTGACTATGAGCGCATCCGCGACACGTATAAAGCCAAACGCAAAGCATTGAAGCAGGAGAAGGCAGCATGATGACCCCAAAACAGAAACGAGAAATCAAACACAACGCATGGGCGACTGTTGCCGGTGTTCCTCGCAAGAAGTACCTGGGTAAGTACCAGCGCCTGACCCGGCTGCAAACATTGTGGATCACCTCGCTGTTGAACGCCTGGGGCGATATGTACGGCGGCAACACCGATGGGAAGTTGAAGTGCAGCGGCGGCAGTGGTGTATGGGGGCAAATCATGCCTGAGCAGTGGGACGAAGAAAGCGCGGCGCGAATTGTGAAGGTGCTGGGCGACCTGCGCAAACTTGGGTATCGCGGGGAGGAGCAGTTGAAGAAGGCGACCACAATTCTTTGGCCGCACCGTTCGCTTGAGTCGATGCTGGTGGCTGCTGACGCTGGCGAGGAATGCGACTTCATGGAAAAAGCGGTGCTGGCGTCGATGAAGCACGATAACCCGGTCTACATCATCGGCAAGCTGTTCTACACGGGCCGGAACAATACGGTCTCGGTGCTGGGGCGTTATATGCAAAATCATTACGCGCCCTGGCTGACCCGCGATCAGGCTGATGATCGGGTTCGCTGGTGCATTGAAATATTCAATTCTGCGGTGTTCGTCGCCGTTCGTGCTGCTAACTGCATCGAAAATGAAGAAAAGTGCAAAAATAGCTTGAAAATAGCCAAGGAAACTGCATAATACAGGTATGCTTTCGCGAAGCTGTACCATCAAGCGATGCAACAAAATGACCCGCCTCGAGCGGGTTTTTTATTGCGGCCAAGAAAAGAATGATATAAAGTAACCTGTATATAAATACAGTTAATTGGGGCGGGTGACAGTTGTGTTACACGGGTCAAAGTCTTAACCATGCCTTACTGACTCAAATGTTGTAATATGTTGACAAATTTGAGCTTGGTAGGTTGAAAAGGACATGACTTATCCCATTATACAAATTGATGTGATACCTCAAGACTTAGAACAGCTTGGAACTAAAGAGAAATTTTGGTTCCCTCGTGAAGAAGATGGTGGGAACTTATGGCTGTTCAAATATTCTAAAGGCAGCACAGGTGAGCACTGGTCAGAAAAATGTGCCGCTGAACTCTGCCATCTTTTGGAGATTCCGCATGCTCAATATGAGATTGCTGTTGCAGCAAAAGGCTTTGGTATCCTCACACCGAATATGATTCCTGAAGGCTATCGTATGGTCATGGGGAATGAGGTTTTGCACTCTAAAACCTCTGATTATCCTGAGCCTCTGCCTCCAGGTGAAAAGCCTGTAAAGGTTAGAGAGCATACTGTTAGCCGAGTATTAGGTTGCTTGGATAATGAAAAGATTTTGCCGCCTATTTCTGACTATGATCTCGGTGATCTGAACGCTGGAGATGTGTTTTGTGGTTATCTTATGCTTGATGCATTAATCAGTAATCAAGATAGACACCATGAAAACTGGGCGATAATGCTTAATAACGAAACTGGTGAGCATTTTTTGTGCCCAACCTACGATCATGCAGCGAGCTTAGGTCGGGAGATGTTGGAAGCAGAGTGTGTAGAAAGGCTTACTACAAAGGATGCTAACCGACAGGTGCCATTTTTTGTTAGGAAAGCACGCTCAGAGTTATTCAAGCTAAAAACGGATAGAAAACCACTGCTTACTGTTGATGCTTTTCTTCATGCGGTTGAGCGTAGGCCTAATGCCAAAAGGTTTTGGTTGGAAAAGCTCTCTAGAGTGACTGACCAACAGATTTTGCAAGTTTTTAAACAGGTCGATGGTAGTTGCATATCTAAAGCGGCGCGAAATTTTGCGGTAGAAGTAGTCTTAGAAAACAAGAGAAGGTTGTTAGAAAATGTCAATGCTTAACTCAGTCTATGTTGCTTGGCAGTCGCCAGAAACTCGAGCCTGGCATGTCGTTGGTAACCTACAACAGCGCGAATCAGGTTATGTGTTTAACTATACGAATGGGGCTCTGAGCTTACCTAAGTTCGTTCCGTTTAGCGGCATGGAAGACGTGCGGGAAGCCTACGTTTCCAAGGAGTTGTTCCCTCTTTTCAAGAATCGACTGCTTTCACCAAGAAGACCTGAGTATCCGCATTTTATCAAATGGTTGGGGCTCAAAAGTGAGGATGCCAATCCTATTGAGGTACTAGGCCGCTCAGGTGGTTTAAGAAGTACAGATCAGCTTCAAGTCTTTAAAAAAATTGAAGTTGATAGTAATGGTGCGTTTGAACATTTCTTTTTTGTTCATGGACTTAATTACTTATCTGTTTCTGCGAATCAGCGTGTCTCCAAGTTGAGCACAGGTGAGCCTTTACAGTTATGTATTGATTCTCAGAACCCGTACGATGAGTTTGCAGTGATTATCCGCGCTGATAACCCATCGGAAATTTTGGGGTATTGTCCTCGGTATTTTGCCAAAGACATTAAACTTATGTTGCTAGATAACCCCAAATCAATTCAATTAACTGTTGAGAGAATCAGTGATGATGCCCCTGTAAATTACAGATTACTTTGTAAGCTAACGGGTAGCGTAAGTGGGGATATTGCTTTGCAGATGAACCAACAAGATGAATTTAAGCATATTGCTTGATTTTCAATGAATTGAAAAAAAGCAAACAATAAAGTAACCCTGGCTCAAGCTGGGGTTTTTTTTTAACTTAAAACCATCGAGTTCGTCATAATGTTTGTGAGTGGGCGGCGGAGAGGGTGAGGTAACACCCCGTCCGCCAGGTGCTCATGTCAATGGTCACAAGCGAACCTTTGCCCGTGCTGCGAACAGCAGGACGAGCGTATCAACTAAGGGCGCTTATGATTTCAGAAACACGTCTTATCAACGCTGACACAACAGTGTTTATCAAAACCCTGCCGGACAACTCCGTAGACCTGATAGCTACCGACCCGCCTTACTTCCGGGTTAAATCTTGCGATTGGGATAACCAGTGGAAGAACGAGGGCGAGTATCTCGCCTGGCTTGATGCGTTGCTGGTGGAATTCTGGCGGGTGCTGAAACCGAACGGTAGTCTTTACATGTTTTGCGGTAGCCGGTTGGCGTCCGATACTGAGCTGCTGGTGCGCCAACGTTTCGACGTACTGAGCCATATCGTGTGGGCTAAACCCAAAGGTGTTTGGAAGCGACATCACAAAGAGGACTTGCGCGCTTTCTTCCCATCTACTGAGCGGATCATTTTCGCCTGTCACTATGCCGGGCCTCTACAACCGAAGGTAGACGGCTTCGCCGCGAAGTGTGGAGAGCTGAAGCAAAACGTCTTTAAGCCGCTGATTGATTATTTCAGAACGGCCCGACAATCCCTCGGCGTGTCAGCGAAGGAAATCAACGCGGCAACAAAAACGCAGATGTGCAGCCACTGGTTCTCAGAGAGCCAATGGCAGTTGCCAAGCGAAAATCAGTATCAAGCGCTCCAGGCGTTATTTGACCACATCGCAAAAGAGCGGCAGCAGGCTGGTGGATTGAATCGGCCCCATCATGAGCTGGTGAGGGAATACCGGACGCTGAACCGCGAATATCTGGAATTGTGCCAGGAATATCGATCGCTCCGCCGCCCATTCACGGTAACGACAGCGGTTCCCTACACTGACGTTTGGCACTATCCGCCGGTGGCCTTCTACCCTGGCAAGCACCCCTGTGAAAAGCCCGCCGAAATGATGGAGCACATCATCAACGCCAGTAGCCGCCCCGGTGACGTGGTGGCCGACTTCTTCATGGGTTCTGGCTCAACTATCAAGGCAGCTATCAAGCTGGGCCGTATCGGTCTGGGGGTAGAGCTTGAGAAGGAGCGGTTTGAGCAAACACAAAGAGAAATCTTCCCGTAATCGAACCCTGGCCTAAGTGCTGGGGTTTTTCGCATTTAGCCTCCTTGCCAAAACAGTCAACCACTGCGCACACATCCTGTCATCGAGTGACTACGGCGGGAGGCTAAACCCCATCCACTACCCGATGATCGGGCAAAGCCCCGACAAGGGGGAGGTATGAAAATCATGCCGGAGAAAATCACCACGTTCATTTCTTACTGCACCTCTGCGACGTTGGTGTGTGGAGGTAGCATTTTGCAATGGCTTCATGACCTCGACTGGAATCAGGTTGCGGTAGTTGGCGGTTTCGTGATTGGTGCAATCACCGCAGTGATGAACTTCTACTTCAAACACCGCCAGACAAAAGCCTATGAGAAAGCCCTCAAGGCCGGTTATGTCACACCACCGCCGGCGGAGGACTAAGCATGGCGATAACGGCCTCTTTAAAGAAAAAGTTAAGTGCTGCTATTGCTGGTGGCGCTATGGCGATCGCCGCGGTACTGATCCCCTCACTTGAGGGAGTCGAATACAAGCCGTACAGCGATGTTGTTGGCGTGCTGACGGTCTGTTATGGCCACACCGGGTCAGACATTATTCCCGATAAGACGTACACCGAAGCGGAATGCAAAGCGCTGCTGGATAAAGACCTGCAGCCTTTCGCCCGTTCGGTAGAGAGCTCGGTGAAGGTGCCAGCCAGCGAATACCAGAAAGCGGCGCTGATCAGCTTCAGCTACAACGTTGGTGTTAAGGCTTTCGAGTCATCCACGCTGCTGAAAAAGCTTAATGCTGGCGACAGCCGTGGCGCCTGTGACGAAATGAGGCGTTGGAATAAAGCTGGTGGCAAGGTCTGGAAGGGGTTGATTAACCGGCGTGAAGTTGAGCGCGAGATCTGCAACTGGGGCCAATAATGAACCGATTAACGACAGCATTGGGCGCCGCTCTACTGATCATTGTCATTGTGCTGGCATGGCTGGCATTTCACTTCCACAGCAGCGCAGTAAAGGCCGGTGACAAGGTTAAGCAGCTTCAAAGCGATAACAGCCTGCAGGCGAATACAATCGCGACACAGGCGTTTCACTTCCAGCGTGCCAACAAAATCAGCAGCGCGGCGACTCAGTACGGCATCAACACCGATGCGGCCACCCAGGGGAAAGAAATTGAATACCGGACGATCCTCAAGAAACAGCCGACGTGTGATTTGGCTGTGCCTGCCGCTGTTGCTGGTGGGCTGCTCGACTACACGCACCGTCTACGTTCCCGCGCAATGTCAGCCGATACCATCGTCGCTGACGCAACCGGTGCTGGCGCCACTGCCTCCGGCACCCTGACATACTGTCAGGCGGTGCTATGGATTGATCCGCTGCTGGCGGCGCTTGACAAGGCTAACAACCAACTGCTGGCGATACGCCAGCTCGACGAAGAGAGAAAACAATGAGCGACGCTAAGCCGCAAGATGGCAGCACAGTGAAGGGATACCGCACATTGACCGCCGACGATATCGCGCAAATGAACGAGCTGAAAGACATCAGTCGTAATTTTTGCGAGCAACTCGACCTCGAACGCACACACCTTTCGCTGGAGACGGTAGAGGCTGGCTCCCCGGAAGAGAGTAATCGCAGTGAGGCACTGCGCTGTCTGGCTATCGCCCGCACCAAGATGCAGGAAGCCTGCATGTGGGCCTGCCGCGCGGTGGACCGGCCGGACGCGGATTGCTGAGGGTGATTATGGGAAGAAAAGCCCCAACACCACCGCCGTACAAACCAGGGGATAAGGTAAAGCGTCCAGCTCCACCGCCGCCTCCCCCTAAAAAACCATGAAGGATCAGCCCATTTTGCTATGATAGGTTGGTGTTCTTATATGATCCTTAACGGAGTTTCCATGAGAAAGGTTATCGTTTTCTTCAATGGTGATGCCCCATATTTAATTCAGGTTGGAGTGCATTTGCCTTCACTAAGACTTGAATATCCCGATGGCCAACGTGCAGATTTGCCGATTCGCAAGGCTCTAATTAACGGTGAGCGTGGCGAGTACGCTTATGCTTCAGATCGCGAAGTAGAATTTGACGAAATTAGAGACGCATTTGAGAAACTGGACAAATAGCATTACAGGTGGCATTCACTGAGCGCCGCCGATAATGCTATATTAGCCCTTCAAAATATGGAGGGTCTTTAATGGAACATCTGATACATACTTTATTAGTAACAGGAAAAGGCGGCTTGCTTGTTAAGTATGAAATATATAGCACAAGCCGAACCCTTGATTATTACAACAAAGTGCCGGAGGGGACTTGCAGGATTATTGCCTATAGGTTAGATATCAGCGATTCATCATTCAGGGTGATAGATTCTGATTTAAACATTCAAAGCCTATTTGATGCTAATAAGCCTAAGCCGAACGCATATTATTCAGATGGCCCTGACAGAGTTAATCTTGAAATGGTTATTCAGCATCTGAAAGATATGAATTAATAATATCTTTCAAACCACATGAGCCACCCGCATTTGCTGGTGGCTTTTTATTTTGGGATTGAACATGAGCAACAAGAAACCCTATGGCAGCAAATGGCAGGCCGAACGGCTTGTGTTCCTTCGGGAGAATCCTCTGTGTGCCATGTGTCAGCAGATGGGGCGCATCGAACCAGCAACGGTGGTGGATCACATCGTGCCGCACCGCATGAAAGAAGCGAAGACTCCCGAGGATATGAAGAAGGCTCAGCATCTGTTCTGGAGCCGCAAGAACTGGCAGGGATTATGTAAGCCACACCACGACTCCACAAAGCAACGTATGGAGAAGACCGGCAAGGTAATAGGGTGCTCGCCCGACGGCCTGCCGCTCGACCCTGCGTCGCACTGGAACCGCTGACAGCGGCGTTTGAACGCGGTGGGGAGGGGCGGGGTAAGAGTTCACCCCTCTCGCCCTTAAAGACCGCCGCTAGTCATTTGTGCGCACAACCGCGAAATGAAAAGTTTTTTTCTGGGAGGTTCCGATGGCAGGACGACGCCCGAAACCGTCCCACCTCAAGGTGGTCACCGGCAATCCGGGCAAACGTAAACTTAATGATAAAGAGCCGCAACCGGCGAGAGAAATTCCCAGCCCACCTTCGCACCTGACGGACTGGGGGAAAACGGCCTGGGGAAAAATGACTGTGCTGCTGGACGGCATGGGCGTTCTGACCGTTGCCGATACTTTTGCGCTTGAGCGGCTCTGCGATATTTACGCCGACATATTGCAACTGCGCAACACGATCGCCGACGAGGGGCGAACTTATACAGTCCAAACGGAGGGGGGCTTTTTGATTAAGGCTAACCCAGCGGTTGCCATGCTGGCAGACGCCGATCGCCGATTCAAAAGTTATTTGGTGGAGTTTGGTCTGACGCCTGCCGCCAGATCAAAGGTGAAAGTAAATGGTGGAGAGAAAGAAGAAGACCCGCTCGCCGAATTCTTCGGCACCTGATCCAGCCACGCAATATGCGATGGACGTTACCGAAGGGCGAATTATTGCCGGGCCTGATATCCGAAACGCCTGCAAACGTCACCTTAATGATTTAGCCGAAGGTGAAAGCCGGGGGCTGTATTGGGATGTTGATGCTGTTGGCCGCGTGGTTGACTTCTTTGCCAAGGTGCTGAAGTTGAACGGCGGCGAACATGAAGGTGCGCCTTTCGTCCTTCTTGGATGGCAGGCATTTGTTGTTGGTTCACTGTTTGGCTGGAAAAAAGCAAACGGCACGCGTCGATTCAGAACGGCATATATCGAATCAGGCAAAGGTTCCGGCAAGTCGCCATTATCCGCGGGGATTGGCCTCTACTGCCTCGTAGCGGACAAAGAACCGCGTGCTGAAGTTTATGCAGCAGCCACGAAAAAAGACCAGGCGATGATCTTGTTTCGCGATGCGGTGGCGATGGTGAATCAGTCTCCGGCGCTGGCCCAACGTATCGATCCCTCCGGCGGCGCCGGTAAAGAATGGAACCTGGCATTTTTGCAAACGGGTTCTTTCTTCCGTCCGATCAGTTCTGATGATGGGCAATCAGGGCCGCGTCCTCACTGTTGCCTCATTGATGAGGTGCATGAGCACAAAGATAACAAAGTGGTTGAGATGATGCGCGCCGGGACAAAAGGCCGCAGGCAAGCGCTAATCTTCATGATCACAAACAGCGGTCACGATAAAACCAGCGTTTGCTACGAGTACCACCAGTACGGCAAACAACTCGCCGCCGGTCAGAAAGTTAACGATGCCTTCTTTGCGTTCATCTGCTCTTTGGATGAGGGTGACGATCCTTTCAAGGATGAGTCCTGCTGGGCAAAAGCCAACCCCTCAATGGGGCATACGTTCCAACCTGAATATTTACGCGAGCAGGTGGAAGATGCGCGGGGCATGCCTTCGAAAGAAAGCCTGGTCAGACGCCTTAACTTCTGTGAATGGGTAGATGCTGAAAACCCGTGGATCGGTGGCGATATCTGGATGGCATGTGAAAAAACCTTCGATATCGAGAGCCTTAAAGGGGAAGAGTGTTTTGGCGGTCTGGACTTGTCCGGCAAGCGCGACCTGACAGCGCTGGGGCTATATTTCCCGCGCATTAAGACGGCGCTGGTGGAGTTTTGGACGCCGCGCGACACGCTGCACGACAGGGCCAGAAATGACCGCGTTCCGTATGATTCCTGGGTGCGTGAAAAGTACCTGCACGCGCCAAAGGGCAGCGCTATCGATTACGGCTTCGTTTCTAAACGAATCGCCGAGCTGGCGGCACTCTTTGATATTCGGTCGATCGCTTTCGACCGTTATCACATGGATTATCTCGAGCCTGAATTGCTGGATGAAGGGGTGACCGTTCCGTTGGTTCCTCATGGGCAAGGCTTCGGCAAATCGGCGGAGTCGGGCTTGTGGATGCCGCATTCAATCGAGCTGCTCGAGCAACTCATCACCGAGAAAGAAATCACAATCCTGTTTAATCCTTGTCTGCGCTGGAACGCGGCCAACGCGGTTATTGAAGAAGATAAAAGCGGTAACCGGGTATTCAGCAAACGGCGCAGTAATGGCCGCATAGATGGCGTAGTAGGGCTGGCGATGGCCGTCGGTGCTGCTGACGGCGTTGTTGAGGATGACGGCGATATTGATGGCTTTTTCGATGATCCGATCATGGTAGGTATCTGATGGGCAAAAACAAGCAACCTGGGCGCGTTAAAAGCGCCCTTTTAAATTGGCTGGGTGTTCCTATCAGTCTCACTACCGGGACATTCTGGCAAGAATGGTTCGGCACCAGCAGCAGCGGCAAGGTGGTCACTGCTGACAAGGCTATGCAGCTCTCCGCTGTATGGGCGTGCATTCGGTTACTCAGCGAATCGGTTTCCACTTTACCGATGAAAGTCTATCGTCGTGAGGCGGATGGTTCTCGTAAGCTGGCGCAGGATCACCCGGCATACCAGGTGTTGTGCCGCCGTCCTAACCTCGAAATGACGCCGTCCAGGTTCATGTTGATGGTGGTGGCCAGCATCTGTTTGCGGGGAAACGCCTTCATTGAGAAAAAAATGATTGGCAGAAAGCTGGTGGCGCTTAATCCGCTGTTGCCTCAAAACATGGTGGTTAAACGTCTGGATACCGGGCAGTTGCAGTACACCTACACCGAAGACGGCAAAAAGCGCGTGATACCGGTAGACCGGATGATGCACATTCGCGGCTTTGGTCTGGATGGTGTCTGCGGCATGATGCCGCTGAGTTCGGGCCGTGACGTGTTTGGGGCGGCAATGGCCGTTGATGAGTCGGCGGCAAAAATCTTTGAAAACGGCCTGCAAACGTCAGGATACATCAGTTCGAAAGTTGCGCTGAATAAAGAGCAGCGAGAGCGTCTGCGTCAATACTTAGCCGCGTTCGCCGGTTCAAAAAACGCCGGTAAAATGATGGTGCTGGAGGGGGATTTATCGTACCAGAATGTCACGATGAATCCTGAAGACGCGCAGATGCTGGAGAGCCGAGCCTTTAGCATTGAGGAAATCTGTCGCTGGTTCCGGGTGCCGCCTTTCATGGTGGGGCATGTGACGAAGCAGAGTAGCTGGGCATCGAGTGTTGAAGGGATGAACCTGATTTTCCTGACCAACACGTTACGCCCACTGCTGGTGAACATCGAGCAAGAAATCTCACGTTGCCTGCTCGATAGCGATGAAGATTACTTTGCTGAGTTCTCGGTGGAAGGTTTGTTGCGTGCCGACAGTGTTGGCCGCGCGGCGTACTACACCACCGCTCTGCAGAATGGCTGGATGAGTCGCAACGACGTTCGCCGACTTGAAAACCTGCCGCCGATTCCTGGCGGTGAAATCTATACCGTGCAGCTTAACCTGACCCCGCTTGAGGACTTGAAACAAAATAACCTCGGCGCTCAGGCTGCCAATATCACCCAGCTGCATAATTATCTTTTCCCCGATATTCCTGAAGACCAGTCACCGCTGAAAAAAGCGGCGTAGGAGCAATCCCCCATGACAAAAAAACGACTTCCGGTCGCACCGGCGGGGCGTCCCTGCGCGGGCGTTACCTGTGAGCCGCTGCCTTCGGCGCTCGAAAGATGGAATGGCGGTCTAAAGGCCGCTGCCTCTGACGACAATTCTATCTCGGTGTTCGACGTTATCGGCCAGGATTACTGGGGCGAAGGCGTTACAGCGAAACGGATCGCCGGTGCGCTGCGCTCAATGAATGGCGCTGACGTTACCGTAAACATTAACTCGCCGGGCGGGGACATGTTTGAGGGGCTGGCGATTTACAACCTGCTGCGAGAGTACCAGGGCAAAGTAACCGTAAAAGTGTTGGGGCTGGCTGCAAGCGCAGCCTCAATCATTGCGATGGCCGGTGACGAGATTCAAATTGGCCGCGGTGCTTTCCTGATGATCCATAACTGCTGGGTGGTGGCGATCGGTAATCGTCATGACTTTGCTGCAATGGTGGAGTACCTCGAACCTTTCGATAACGCAATGGCGGATATTTACTCCGCCCGCTCCGGACTCGATAGCGACACAGTCAAGCAGTTGATGGACGGCGAAAGCTACATCGGCGGCAGTGATGCCATCGAGAAAGGGCTGGCCGATAGCCTGTTGTCATCCGATGCGGTAAGCAGTGATGAAGACTCACCGGCGGCAGCATTGCGCAAGCTGGATTCCATACTGGCCAAGGCTAATACCCCTCGGTCAGAACGCCGAAAACTTTTGAAAGCCTTAACAGGTAGCACGCCGAGCGCTGTTACCGATCCTACGGGTACGCCGAGCGCTACCGAACCATCCCCTGAAATCCTTGCCAAGCTGAACGCCGCATTAAGCGGGCTGTGCGCGGCGTGCTAATTATTTGGAGAAATTATGTCTGAAGTTAATGAGATTCTGAAAAAAGTCACCGCATCTATCGAAGATGCAACCAGCAAATTTAACGCCAAGGCAGAGGACGCCCTGAAAGAGGCGAAAAAATCAGGCGAGTTGTCCGCAGAGACTAAGGACGCCGTAGATAAAATGGCGACCGAACTGAACGCCATGAAGGCAGCAGAGAAAACGCTGAAGGCCGCGCTGGGTGAGCTGGAGCAGCACGTGGCGCAAATGCCATTGAACCGCGCGGCTGAAGTGGTTCAATCGGTCGGGCAGCAGGTGATTTCTGCGGAAGCGCTGAAAGACTTTGCATCCGGTATTCAGGCCTCACAACGGCTGAGCATTCCGGTTAACGCGACGCTGATCTCTACCGATGTTCCTGGGCAGATTGTGGCCCCACAACGCCTGCCGGGTATCGATACCGCGCCGAAACAACGCCTGTTTATTCGCGACTTGATCGCACCAGGCACCACCGGCTCCAACACGATTTATTGGGTGCAACAAACCGGCTTCACCAACAAGGCTGCTGCCGTGCCTGAAAACACGCCTAAGCCGTACAGCGATATCCAGTTTGCTGAAAAAATCACGCCGGTTCGCACGTTGGCGCATCTGTTCAAAGCCTCCAAGCAGATTTTGGATGACTTTCCGCAGCTGCAATCGACCGTTGATGCAGAAATGCGTTACGGCCTGAAGTATGTCGAAGAGCAGGAAATTCTGTTCGGTGACGGCACTGGCGCACACCTGGAGGGCATCATGCCGCAGGCGTCGAAGTATAAGGCGGCGTTTGAAGTCGCTATGCAAAACGGCATTGACGATCTGCGCTTAGCAATGTTGCAGGCACAACTGGCACGTTTCCCTGCCACCGGCCATGTGTTGCACTTCATCGACTGGGCCAAGATTGAGCTGATCAAGGATACGCTGGGGCGTTATATCCTCGCCAATCCAGCCGCGCTAACCGGCCCGACTCTCTGGGGCTTGCCTGTTGTCGCGACGGAGTCTTCGGCGTTCCTGGGTAAATTCCTGACCGGTGCTTTCAGCGCGGGTGCACAGCTCTTTGACCGTGAAGAGGCAAACGTTGTGATCAGTACCGAGAACGCCGACGACTTCGAGAAGAACATGATCTCGATTCGTTGCGAAGAGCGTGTGGCGCTGGCGGTCAAACGACCTGAAGCGTTTGTTACCGGGGCCTTCACCGTGCCAACCCCACCAACCGGCGGTTAATTATCCGCACCGCATAGCGGCCTTCGGGCCGCTTTCAAGGAGACACCCATGAAAGTTAAAGCACTTGTACCGATCTTGTTCGGTAGCCGGGTGGTGAATGACGGCGAGTTGTTCGAAACGCAGGAGCTTCACGGGCGCGAGCTGATCAAAAAAGGCTATGCCGAGCAGGTGAGTGATGGCAATCCTGCAGAGCAGCCAGAGCAGCCAGAGCCAGTCAAGAAAAGCAAAAAGTAAGGTGAGCCATGCTAAAGCTGGAATTGGTGAAAGAGCATTGCCGCCTGGAACCTGATTTCAGTGCGGATGACACCCTAATCGGCGTCTACATCGGTGCGGCGAAAAAGCATGTTGAGATGTATACCCGCCGCACCCTTTACGCCAGCGAATCCGACCCCGGATACGATGCCGACGAAGATCACCTGTTGCTGGATGATGATGTACGCACGGCTATGCTGCTTTGTATCGGGCATTGGTACGCGAACCGTGAGGCCGCGATTGTTGGCGCGTCGGCATCAAAATTGCCGCTGGCTGTTGAGTCTTTACTTCAACCCTATCGGATTTACGGCTTATGAAATCATTACGCGCAGGTTCGCTGGAGTTTCGCATCAAGCTTCTTCGCCCCGTTACGGTTCGTGATGAGCAGACCGGCGCACCGGTCAAATCCTTTGAATTTGTCGCCGAGGTCTGGGCGGATGCGGAGCCGATCTCCAACCGAAAAATTCGCACGGGTGAACAGGGGCAGGTGGTGGAGACCATGCTGTTCACGCTGCGGCCACGGGACGAAATTACCGTTGATTGGCAGGTGGTCTTTCAACAGCGAACCTTTACCGTTCGTGCGCCTGACCGTTCGCAGCGAGACCGGCTGTTAATTACGGCGGAGGCTGATATTCGTCATGATCGAGTATGAAATCAAAGCGTCACTTGAGGCGCTAACGAGTCTGCCAGCATACCCGCTGCTATTGCCTGACCCGGAACAGGAAGGCGTGACGTATCAGAAGGTCAGCAACCCGAAAGTTGATACCGGGCTAGCCAGCACGGCACTGATTCAGGGGCGCTTTCAGGTCGCGCTTTATGTCATCGGCGATTACGCGCGCCTCATTGAACTGGATAAGGCTATTTGCGCCGCCTGGGAGAGCATTCAGCACGGGCAGATTGGGCGCTGGCCCGTTCAGACAGTGACACGCGGCACGATGCAACAGGGAGCAACCACCCTCACCAACAACAGCGTTCAGTACCGGCTGGTGCGTGATTACGTCATCTGTTACCCGGAGGACGCCACATGATCAGCATAAACGTTACGGGCCTTGATTCTCTGGAGCGCCAGCTAAAGGCGATGGGAGATGAAGCGGTTAAGGTATTGCGAGATGCCGGGCGAGCGGCGCTGGAGCCGGTGCTGGAAGACATGAAACAGCATGCCGGTTTTGATGAGAGCAGCACCGGTCCGCACATGCGGGACGACATAAAAATCCGCAGCACGAGCCGCATGAACGATCCTCGTTATTTGACGGTAATGACATTCAAGGTAGGCCCGAGCAAGAAGCATCATATGAAGGCGCTGGCGCAGGAATTCGGCACGGTTAAGCAGGTTGCCGCACCGTTTATCCGCCCGGCACTCGATTACAACAAAACCCGCGTATTACGCATCCTGGCGGCAGAACTCCGCTACGGCATCGAAAACCGGTAGCGACCGCTGCCACAATCATTAAGTGAGGGAAATTATGGCTGATAAAACGTCGCCAGAGTACGCCATGCTTCCGGCTGGCACGGTTGTTAAGTGGGGCGCTGTCGGCGCAGCACCGACGGCCATGAAGGCGCTGGTTAACTGTAAGGCTGTGGGCGAGATGGGGCAGACCGGCAGTTTTGTCGATTGCACGACCCTTATCGACACCACAAAGCAATTTATCTCCGACCTGCCGGAAGGCGCGGAGAAGTCGATCGGGTTTATCGACGATCCATCCAATACCGATTTTGCGGCGTTCCTGACCGCAGCGGACAACCGTGAAACCGTTCAGTTCTATGTTGAGCTGCCGAACGGTCGCACCTCTACATCGATCCTTTCGCTGTCTGGCTGGAAGATGAACGAAATCACCGCTCCGGCGAGTGAAGTCATTCAGATCACGGTGCAAGGCAAGCAGAACAGCAACACCTGGGGAGCTGTAGCCCCAAAGGTGTGATCAGCGTGACTACCCAGCCGAAGAGCGCTGATCTGGCAGTCGGGGGCAATTTGTCCCTGACTGTTGCGGCTACCTCCAGTAACGGCAAGCCCGTTAAATACCAATGGCAGAAAAATGGCACTGATATCAGCGGCGCCACTGCTGCCACCTACACCAAAAACTCTGTTGTGGCGGCGGATGCTGGCGCTTATCGCGTGGTGTTGTCTGCCGAGCGGTCAGACACCATCAACAGCGCTACCGCAACCGTAACTATTAAATAAGGAAATGGCATGACCCAGAAGAAAATCAACCTCAAGACCGCGCTGCTTCAACCCACCAATACAGCGGTGCCGCACACGCTGTTTGGCGTGCCGGTGCATATCCGCCGCCTGACCGCCGGTGAACTGATGGATTACGATGAAGGGCTAGGAAAGGCACAGGCAGAGAGTGACCAAAAGGCAGCAACACTGCTGGGCGCTCAGTTGATCCTCTCTGCACTGGTTGACGAGCAGGGTAAATCAGTACCTGCGTCTGATTTGCCTTCACCGGCAGAACTGCTGGCCGCTCATGATAACGCGGCGTTATTTGATGCAATCCGCGCTATCCAGAGCCACAGCTACGGCACGCTGGAGGAAGCCGAAAAAAACTGACCCACTCACCGTGGCTATGGCTGATCTATCAGTTGGCCGATCGCTTCGGTGAGCCTGACGTCAGAAAAATTGCAGCCCTCCCGGCCTCCATTATCCAGCACTGGGAGGCGTTCTATTCGCTGGTGGATAAGGCAACGTCCGATACTGCTAACCCGCCCCCTGTCAATCTGTCAGCCCCTGTCGCATCTGATGTTGATGAACAGTGTGCTGCCGTTATGCGAGCGCTCATGTAATGGCCGATGTAGCTACTCTGGCGGTAGCGCTGCACCTGAATTCCGCCAGTTTTAAATCTCAAATTGTCGATTCATTCAGAACGGCAGAAACCGCGTCAAAAAACTTTACCGGCAAGGCGCAGCAGGAAAGCCAGAAAACCACCGAAGCGCTGACCCAGATAGGCAATCAGGCGAAGCGCACGGGTGGTCAGCTTAACTCGTTGAGTGGTGCGCTCAGCGCCAGCCAGGGCGGCTTCGAAGGGCTGCGAAGTGTGATCAGCGGCCTAGCCGGTGGGAGTAACATTGCGGTCAGCACGCTGGCCAATACGTTAATCCCGACGCTCGATCGCACTTTCATCGGCTTTAAGGGACTGACCAGCGGCTGGGAAGCCCAACGCGAAGCGGCGAAGGCTGCTGCCCTTGAGTTTAACAAGGCGGCGCAGGGCCAGATTGAACAGGCGCGATCTGCACGCCAGCAGGCCCAGGCGCAGTTTGACGCGGCTAAGCGTACCCGTGAACAGGCGCAAGCCTCCCGCGAGCAGGCGCAGGAAATGGCGCGCTTCTACGCGGCCAAAAATCAGGAAAACCAGCTCTACGGTCTTTCGGTCAGCTACCAGAAAGAGTATGCCGACATTCACCGCAAGGTGCGCGAGGCTGATCTCGCCGAGGTCAGCGCCAAGGAAAAAATGGCGCAGGCATCGAAAGCGGTACTGGCGGCAGATATTGCCGAAGCCCAGGGCAAAACTAACCTGATTTCTTCCCTGAACCAAATCAGTGTGGCCAACAAGGAAGTTTCCTTTACGGCGCGCGCGGCAGCGGTAAGCACCAACCTGATGAAAAGTGCGTTGGCGCTGCTGGGTGGCCCGGTAGGCTTAAGCATCATGGCGGCGGTTGCCGGTGCTACGGCATTGTATACCGCGTTCCAAAAAGGGGAGGCAGAGACCAAGGCATATACCGCAGCGCTTCAAAAGTCAGGGCTTCAGGCCATTATTACGGTGAATGATCTGCGCATGCTGACGATGACGCTCGGCGGCACAGAGAATGCGGTTAAGGCTGTCACCAGCGCCGCCGGCGCAGGATTCGGTGGCAATATGCTGTCGGACATCGCTGAAACCGGCACACGGATGAACGAGCTGGGTATGTCATCCGATGATCTTGTTTCGACGCTATCAAGCCTGAGTGGTGAACCTCTAAAGGCAATGGAGGCGTTGACCAATCAGGGCGTTCAGCTCAACACCACGTTTATCGATCATATCGCCACATTGTCCAGGCAGGGCAAAACCAGTGAAGCGACGGCGTTACTTCAGCAGAAATACCTTGATGATGTGAAAGCCAAAGTCACCGAGCAGGAGAACAGCGTCAGCGGCTTGGCGTCTATCTGGAAGTCGCTGAAAAATGAAGTGGCGTCCGCGTTCGATATCATCGGTCAGGCACACATGAAAACCGGCCAGGCGCAGGCACTGGCACAGGGCGTTAAGCTGGATATCAGCAACGATACCGCTATCGAGGTGAAGAAAACCAACGAAGAGCTGTACAAGCGGCGGCAACAGGAACAGGAAGCCGCACGTAAAGAGTTAAAGCTACAGAATGAAGTCTCCGCTGCGATTAAGGCGGGGGCTGATCCTAAAAAGGAACAGGCCCGTCTAACGGGGATTGTAGCGGCTCAGTTTAAGGCCGGAAAGCTGACGGCAGACGAATATGCGCAGGCGTTGAAGGGCATTAACAAGCAATACGGCGAAAAGTCCAAAGGGGCTGCGTATAGCGATAGTGAAGGCGTAAGACGCCTGCAACAGTTGCAGCAACAATCTTCAGTGTTGCGTGCTCAGGTGCAAGATTCCGACAAACTGACAGAATCGCAGAAAAAGCTGGTGGCCTTCGATCAGGAGATTGCAGGGCTTCAGGGTAAGAAGCTGACCGCCGGTCAAAAAAGCCTGTTGTCCATGCAAGACCAGATCAGGGCGCAATTAACCGAGAATGTGGCGCTGGAAAAGGCAAACCGAGAAAGGGAGATTGGCAAAAAACTGTTGGAACAAACCCGTAGCCTGGTGATGGAAACGGCCGCGAAACAGCAGGAGTATGCCAACCGAAATGCTCAGATGACCATCTCCACTGACGCCTACGATCAGATGGTGGCTGAGCAGCAAATCCGGCAGTCGTTCCAGCAACACCGCTTGCAGCTGGACAAGGAAGTGACGGACAAAACGTCCGAGCAGTACATGCAACAGACGGCCATTCTCGCCAGTGAGCAGCAGAGGCAACTTGATATTGTCCGCAATGCTGCGCAGGAAAAAGCAGCTATCGAGGGCGATTACACCGCAGGGCTGAAAAAGGGAATGATGGATTGGTCTGCCAATGCCGGTAACGTTTATGGGCAGGTGAAAGACGCTACCACCCGAACATTTGACGGCATGACCGGTATGTTGGCCAACTTTGTCACCACAGGCAAAGCCAGTTTTAACGACTTCGCCAAGTCTGTCCTGACCGATCTCGCCAGCATGATGATCAAGATGGCGATGTTCAACGCACTGAAAGCCGGAATGAACTTCTTCGCACCCTCCGGCAATGACCCAGGGCAAGTACCGATGTTCGCCAACGCCAAAGGCGGCGTTTATTCGTCGCCGTCACTGAGTGCATACAGCGGGCAGATAGTCAGCAATCCCACCATGTTTGCGTTCGCCAAGGGTGCTGGCCTGATGGGCGAGGCTGGCCCAGAGGCGATCATGCCGCTCAAGCGTGGGGCGGACGGTTCGCTAGGTGTGCGGGCTATTGGTATGCCACAGCAGGCTGCTGCTGTGCCGAACGTCTACATCACCATTGAAGGCGGCGGCAATGTGAATACTCAGGCCGATCAGGGCTGGGAAGAGTTTGGCAAGCAGATGGGCAACATCGCCGCGCAGGAAAGCCAGAAGGTCATCAACCGGAACCTGAAGCCCGGCCAGCCTATCTGGAAAGCAATCAAGGGGATGTAATGGCCATTCAGACATTCAACTATCCGGCGCGCGTCAATGCCGCCGGTGATACCCGGTTTCGTATCAGGAAAGCGCAGTTCGGCGATGGTTATATGCAGGTTTCCGGTGATGGCATCAACCCGATCATTCGCTCATGGGATTTGACCTTTATCGGCAAATACAACTACATCACGCTGATTATCGCCTTTCTTGAAGATCATCAAGGGGTGAAGTCATTCCAATGGACACCTCCGACCAACGTTCCCGGCCTCTATCGCTGCGAGGGCTATAAGCCTGTCGCAATGGGCGGCGATAACTATTCACTGACGGCCACGTTTACCGAGGCCTTCCACGTTTAACCGAGATTAATCATGCTGAATACAGACCTGCAGAAGTTGGAGCCGGGCAACCGCGTTCGCCTTGTTGAAGTGGACGGTACGAAGTTCGGTGCTGATATTCTGCGTTTTCACAGCGACACTCTCCCCTATACGCCGGAGGAACTTGCCGCTGCTGGCGGGGACGAAACGAAACTACCCGCAAAATCGATCTGGTGGCAGGGCAAGGAGTACGGGCCGTGGCCGTTTTCCGTTGAGGGGCTGGAAATATCCTCCGACAGCCAAAGCACGGAGCCGAAATTGACGGTTGCCAATATCAACGGCCTGATCACTGCGCTTTGCCTTCAGTTTGAAGATATGGCACAGGCCAAGGTGCTGATCCACGATACGCTGGTGCATTACCTTGATGCCCGAAATTTTCCAGAAGGGAACCCAACGGCTGACCCGGTGCAGGAAAAGCTACAGGTGTTCTACATCGATCGCAAAGCGACGGAAAGCGATGAAGCGGTGGAGTTCGAACTATCCAGCCCGGCAGACCTGCGGGGATTGCGTATCCCGACCCGCCAAATCCACAGTCTGTGCACCTGGTGTTCGCGTGGATGGTATCGTACCGGCAAGGGCTGCGATTACGCAGGCACGCGATACTTTGACGACAAGGGAAATCCGGTGGATGACCCAAGTAAAGATCGGTGCGGTGGGCTGCTGAGTGATTGCCAAAAACGTTTTGGTGAGACTGAGCCTTTACCGTTCGGCGGCTTCCCAGGCGCAGCGCTGATTAAGCAGTAGGTAGAGTTATGAAAGATAAAACCATAGCGGCCATTATGGCGCATGCCGAGGCTGAGTATCCGCGCGAGTGTTGCGGCCTCGTGGCGCAGAAATCCCGCGTGGAGCGCTATTTCCCGTGCCGCAACCTGGCGGACAACCCCACCGAACAGTTTCACCTGTCGCCAGAGGATTATGTGACCGCTGCCGAGTGGGGGACGATCACAATGATTGTGCACAGCCACCCGGATGCCACCACGCAGCCGAGCGAACTGGACAAGGCGCAGTGTGACGCGATGGAGTTGCCCTGGGTGATTGCAAGCTGGCCTGAGGGTGACTTGCGAACGATCATGCCGCGTGGGGAATTGCCGCTAATTGGTCGGCAGTTCGTGCTGGGGCATACTGACTGCTGGGGGCTGATTATGAGCTATTTCCGGCAGGAGCACGGCATAGCGCTCCAGGATTACCGCGTTGATTATCCGTGGTGGGAGCGGGGCGAAAATCTCTACATGGACAACTGGCACGACTGCGGCTTTCGCGAGTTCGACGGCCCACCGATGCCGGGAGACATGGTGATTATGCAAGTTTCCGCGCCGGTGGCGAACCATGCCGGTATTCTGCTCGAAGACGGTATGCTGTTACACCACATGTACGGCATGCTCAGCCAGCGGGTGCCTTACGGTGGTTATTGGAAAGAGCGAACTGTGAAGGTACTTCGGCATAGCGAAATGATGTAGCTTCTCTGTTACGATGTTAAAAAAACAGAGGGAATACTGATGAAGAAATTATTTTTACCTTTAACAGTGCTGGTACTTACCAGCTGTGCAAGTCCAGAGTTAACAAAAGCAGTTACCGCCGAGTTTACATCTAAAAAGGATGTAAAGGATTTATCTGTCTGCATTGCAGAAAAATCAGATACGAGAACATTCAACGGTATGCGCATTGAAACGACGCAAAAACCAGCAAAAGATGGTGGGGTGTCTTTAGCGTTAATTAATGGTAGTGGATATATTGATATTATAGATCAAGGAGCGCAGCGCAAGATTATTTATAGAGGTGAAGCTGCGGAAACTCCGTGGGGTAAGATTTCAAACAGAAAGAGCGATGTGATTTCAGATATTGATTCATGTCTTTAATGCCATTAGCATGTGACTAACCCGCTAACTTGCGGGTTTTTTTTATGGGGTGAATATGGCTTTTATTAATGTCTCAGTGAGAACGGTTAAATTCCATGGGCCGATGGTTAAACTTTTTGGTAGAGAGTTTAAGTACCGGGCCCTTACTGTTCCTAAAGCAATTGATGCAATGAAAAATCTGCTCCCAGGGTTTGAGCGCTATTTGCTTGAAGCACATAAGCGCGGGTTGACTTTTTCTATCTTTGTTGGAAAACGGAATGTGAGCAAAGATGAATTGGAATTAACCAAAGGAGATGATGATATTCATATTGTCCCGATGATAATTGGAAGCAAGAGAGCAGGGCTATTTCAAACAATATTGGGTGTAGCACTGGTTGCTACCGCTGCATATTTTACAGGAGGCGCTGCTATTGGAATGGGGGCAGGGTTTGCCAGTGCTGGAGCGTGGGGTTCAGCTTCTTTGGTCGGTGCTTCGTTAGCTCTTGGCGGTATTGTCCAAATGCTCTCTCCGCAAATGGGCGGGCTACGTATGCGCCAAGACCAGGACAACAAACCGAGCTATGCCTTTGGTGGCCCGGTGAACACAACGGCACAGGGTAATCCTGTTGGTGTGCTGTATGGCACACGCGAGATAGGCGGAGCTATTATCTCTGCTGGTATTTACACTGAAGATCAACAGTAAGTCGAGAGGCGGGAGAAAGTTATGGTATTACATCAAAAATCTGAGAAGTTGAAAAAAGAAACTCCTGATGTTAAAAAGGCGGCCCAGGATAAGGCCGCAGGAAAAATCTTCTTTATGCCAATTTCAGGAAGCATCGATAATATTGATGATATTCTCAATAATGTGCTATCGAGCTCCTAATTTTTATTAGCCTTTTGGGAATAAGTTGATGGCTTTTGATTTCGCACTTTCAAGTATATCAATAACTAATGTACTGGGTGATTCTTTTGCGGACTCAAGTTCGATTCTGTGATTGAGATGGTTGATGGCGTGAGTTTTTACGCTCTCAGCCTTTTCTTTTGGTAAAACTGAAATAATACCCTCAAGAATAACTATATGGGCGATTAGCTCGGCCTCGTTAGTGCCTTTTCCTTTTTCTAAAGTCATGTGATTCCTTAATCCAGAGTTAATCAGCCATTCCTCTGATTTCAAACGTCCATGCCTCTACATGGGCGGGCTGAGTCACTACAAGATAGTGCCTTAATCTTATCCGTAAATCCTGATATTTGATCAGTGTATTCACTACGCCGCTTATCGCGGCTTTTTTCATTGGTGCAATATGGACAATGTAACGATAAAAGGCCGCAAAGGCGGCGGTGGTGGCGGCCACACGCCGGTAGAATCGCCGGACAGCATTCAGTCGATCGCAAGAGCGAAGATGTTATTTGCCTTGGGTGAGGGCGAGTTTGCCGGTGGGCTGGATGGCACAAACATTTTTGCTGACGGCACCCCTGCACTTAATGCCGATGGCTCTGAAAATTTCCCCGGCTTCCGCTGGGAGTTTCGCCCAGGTACGCAGGCACAGGATTATATTCAGGGTATTCCTGCTGTCGAAAACGAGATCACCGTCGGCACAGAACTGAAAAGCGGCACGCCGTGGGTTCGGTCTGTCTCGAACCTGCAACTTTCCGCTGTGCGTCTGCGCTTTGGCTGGCCGATGCTGCAAAAGCAAGAAGACAACGGCGATGTTAACGGCTACCGCATCGAATACGCCATTGATGTGGCCACCGATGGCGGAAGCTATCAGGAAATGTTAACGGCAGCAATCGACGACAAAACCACCTCGCTGTATGAGCGTTCTCACCGCATCAACTTACCGAAAGCCACTACGGGCTGGCAGGTGCGCGTTCGTCGGTTGACGCCTAACGCCAACAGCGCCCGGATCGCCGATCGTATGAACATCGAGGCGTTGACGGAAATTATCGACGCCAAGTTGCGCTACCCGAACACGGCGCTGCTTTACGTGGAATTCGACTCGAAGCAGTTCCCCAACATCCCGAAGATCAGTTGCGCGCCGCGTGGGCGAGTTATCCGCGTGCCTGACAACTATGACCCGGAGACACGCAGCTATACCGGCGTTTGGACGGGGGGCTTTAAGTGGGCCTACAGCGACAATCCGGCCTGGGTATTCTACGACATTATTCTAGCTGACCGTTTTGGCCTGGGTGATCGCATCGACTCAACCCAGGTATCCGAGTCTGAACTGTACCGCATCGCGCAGTATTGCGATCAACTGGTGCCAGATGGTCGCGGCGGTGATGGCATGGAGCCACGCTTTACCTGCAACGTTTACATTCAATCCCGCGAGGATGCCTGGACGGTGCTGAGCGATCTGGCCGGTATCTTCCGTGGCATGACCTATTGGGGACAAAACCAAATGGTCGCCCTGGCGGATATGCCGCGCGATATGGACTTCACCTATACCCGTGCCAACGTTATCGACGGCAAGTTTACCTATTCGTCTGCCAGCGAGCGCACCCGCTACAGCACCGCAATGGTCAGTTGGTCTGATCCGGCGAACCACTATGCCGATGCGATAGAGGCCGTATTTGATAGCGACCTGGTGCGCCGGTACGACGTGAACCAAACCGAGCTGACGGCGATCGGTTGTACCCGCCAGAGCGAGGCAAACCGCCGGGGCCGCTGGGCATTGCTGACCAACAGCAAAGACCGCACGGTTACTTTCTCTGTTGGCCTCGATGGCATGATCCCCATGCCGGGGCATATCGTCGGCGTGGCCGATCAGATGGTTGCCGGTCGGGTGATCGGTGGGCGTATCAGTGCGGTGGACGGTCGCAAGTTAACACTGGACAGAAAGCCGGGTGCTAAAGTTGGCGACCGCCTGATCGTTAACCTGCCTTCCGGCCGGGCGCAGGCGCGCACCGTGCAGGCGGTGAATGATCGAGTGGTGACCGTTACCACGGCCTATAGCGAGATACCCGTGCCGGAGTCTGCCTGGTCTATCGACGCTGATGATCTGGCTGTTCAGCTCTACCGTGTGGTGGGTATTGCCGATAATGGCGATAACACCTTTACGATTAATGCTACCGAGCATGACCCGAACAAGTACGCCCGCATCGATACCGGCGCGCGCATCGACGATCGCCCGATATCGATTATTCCTCCTGGCGTGCAAGCCCCGCCGAAAAACATCACCATCGACAGCTACTCCTCGGTGAGCCAGGGTATCGCGATTACCACCCTGCGCGCCGCCTGGGGGGCAGTGGATAATGCGATTGCCTATGAGGCGGAATGGCGGAAAGATAATGGTAACTGGGTATCGGTGCCGCGCACATCTGCGTTGGGATTCGAGGTGCCAGGCATTTACGCTGGGCGCTACCTGGTGCGCGTGCGGGCTATCAACGCCAGCGATATATCGTCCGTCTGGGCGACGTCGATGGAAACTTACCTGAAGGGGAAAGAAGGCAAGCCGCCGGTGCCGGTTGGCTTCAAGGCATCGCCTTTGCTCTGGGGTATTCAGCTCGATTGGGGATTCCCTGACGGGGCCGCGGACACGCTGAAAACCGAAATTCAGTATGCAGATAACGCCGCCGGGAATAACGCGATGTTGCTGGCCGATATCCCGTACCCGCTGCACACCCACACCATGACCGGGTTGAAGGCGGGGCAGGAGTTCTGGTTCCGCGCTCGTCTGCAAGACCGAACCGGCAACCAGGGCGACTGGACTGGCTGGATTAAGGGGCAGTCGAACGCTAACGCCGGTGACTACCTGGAGAGCATCGGAGATGGCTTCCTGACCGACAAGGACGGCGACCGCCTCACTGGCGACATTGACACAAACATTGAGGCCATCATCCAGAATGCGTTGGCCAACAACGCGACGGTTGAGCACCAGTGGGCGCAATACGGCACGGTGCGGGCTGATATTCTGGTGGTGAAAACCACAATAGCAGAAGTCGATCGTGCGATGGCCGAACTGTCTACGCAGGTGCAGGCGCAAATTGATGACGTAACAGCGGTACTTGAGGACAAGCTGACGGCAACAGTCGATGCCGACGGCGCAACGGCAATCCACACGCTGAAAGCCGGTGTGAGGGTTAACGGCGTGTTCTACAACGCGGGCATGTCGATCGCCGTGCTGGCAGAAACCGGCAAACCCGTCATCACCCGTATCGGGTTCAACGCCAATCAGTTCGTGTTGATGAGTGGCAGCGGCGACACGCAATACTCGCCGTTTGCTGTGATTAACGGCCAGGTGTTTATAAGCGACGCTTTCATTCAGAACGCCTCTATCACGTCGGCGAAAATTGCGGATGCGGCAATCACAAACGCCAAAATCAGCGGCTTTATTCAGTCCGACAATTTCAGCGCAACCAGAGGCTGGCGGATGGATAAAAGCGGCGCAGGGGCTGGACAAATCCAGATTAACGGCGGCGACGGCAACGGACGCATGGAGATACGCGGCGACCAGATTAATGTTTATGACGCTGGCGGTAATCTGCGGGTGAGAATGGGGAGGTTGTAACGTGGCGTATGGCCTGTGGATGAATGGCAAAGAGCTGGCGGCGGTTAATAGCATTTCACTGTTAGCCAACGATAAAGAACCCTGGGCGGATGGCAATAAACAAAAGATTTATACTCCGCCTGATTACGTCGCTGGGAACCCGGTTTTTCTGGTTGGTCAGACCGGGTATATATTCGGCAGCCAGACAAATCCCCCGTCTTACGGCGGGGTTACTGGATGGCGAACCGATGGGGGTAGGATAATTGTTGATTTTACCAATGCAAATCAGCAGGCGTTCTTTACCGAGTTCAGCATATACCAGGTTCAACCGCCGCAATCAGTTTCCGGCACGTATGGAATAATGATTCAAAACTCGGTGGACTGGATGAGCATTAACAGTTCGTCCAGGCTGGGCTTTGTTGCGTGGAAAGGGGAAGTGACGATTAACGGCAAATGGACATTGCCAGTCGTTCAAAACGATAACACCAAGGTTGTCTTTGTACGGTGCGATGACCCCGGCGTTTCTATTTACCATGCTGTGCAATATAACGAATTAACGGTATCGCGTGATAATGGTTCCGGTGAAGCAGTGTTAACCACAGCCAATGTGAAAGTGGTCATTATGAACAGCGGTTATTACCCACCGACGCCAAGCGGCTACGGAATGGTGATAAAGAACGCTGCCGGTAATAACACATTCACCAGCGATACAGAGCCGTTAGTTTGGGATGGTCGTTCGGTTAATGTCGGCAGGAACCCCGAAGATTTAATCGATACAGGGATAGCCAGGCCAATGATCCCCCTTGCCGTTAATGCGTTTATGCGTGGTGACTCTCAAGGTAGCGGCGGGGTTTATAACTATTACAGCTGCGGCTATCGGTTTAACGGCAGCGCCGTCCAATTCTGGCGCTCTGAATCAGGGAGAAAAATACAGACCCAGTGGAATACGTCAAACCGATGGTACTCGTCACAGATGCCGCTCATGGTGATTAACGCAGACCATTATTTCTAACAACCGGCCACTGAGCCGGTTTTTTTATGCAACGATTTAGGAGAGCATCATGCCCGCAGGCACTCTTACCCTAACGAACAACTCCGCCGTAGTGAAAGGTACGGGGACGGCATTCAATACCGAGCTGAAAGCCGGTGATTTCATCGTGAGCGTTGTCGGCGGCGTCACCTATACGTTACCGGTGAAAACTGTTGATAGCGCCACACAGGCGACGCTGATTAAAACCTATGACGGCCCAACGCAGGCGGGCGCAGCATGGTATGCCGTACCGCGCGAGGCGATGAACACCATCACCGCTCAGTTGGCCGCAGAGACGGCGAAAGCCCTGCGCGGACTGAATCTCGATAAAAACAACTGGCAGCAGGTATTCAGCGGCACCGGAAACATTACTGTGACGTTACCTGACGGCAGCACGTTTACCGGCCCTGCATGGAACAGCTTCATATCTGAATTGAATTTGAAGGCGGATAAAACAGAAGTTGATAAAAAAGCAGATAAAACCGCGCTAGATAACAAGGCAGCAAATGGTGACAATAGTGATATTACATCCATCAAAGGACTTAAAACGCCCTTGAGTCTGAGTCAGGGCGGGACGGGTGCTAAAACTCAACTGGATGCCTGTAATAATCTCGGTGTTAAAATAACAAGAATTGGCGATGCCATATTAACGTCGATCGGCGGAAGTATTGTAAAGCAGGAAGGCATTATCGGTGCGCAACAACCGGTTGGCGCATATAACTCGCAGAACATAGGCGGCGTTACCTGGTACACGCATTTCTATTCGTTTAGCCTGCCCGCAGCTTTTCCAAATGCCGTCGTGTCATGTGTTGCAACTCTGGTATCTCCGCGCGGCGACCAACAAGCAGCGGGAACACCGGCATTTATTGCATGCACACGGGATAAGAACGGGGGCGGTGCCTCAAGAGATGCAATAACAGTTTCAATCACAACACCTGTTACGGGGTGGTATCCCTATTTTAATTTTTCAGCGGAGGGATATTAAATGAAATTCTTCTATCAGCCATCGACGAGAGCGCTATTCATTGACGAACTCGGTGATGTTCCAAGTGATACATACCAAATAAGCAAGGAAGATTATTTAAAGATAATTGGCACAGCGATTAGCATTTCAGGTGATAGCGAGCCTGAGTGGTATATTCCTAAACCTATGGAGAAATAAATAATGGTATTAATCAGCGGCGTACTAAAGGGACCTTACGGCGATTCTCGTTCTGGCGTAACGATTACTATGCGATCGATGAAAACTTCTTCCACGGTGTTGAATTTAGCGAAGTCGCAATCTGTCACCGATGATACGGGTCGGTATTTGCTAAATGTTGAGCCAGGAGCCTATGAAGTCATTGTGTCGGTTTATGGTGCACAGCCGGAGCGAGTAGGAACGATAGATGTTTATGTTGATTCACTGCCCGGCACGCTCAATGATTTCCTGCGCCGCCCTGGTGAAGATGACATTACGCCTGAGATTGTGCAAACCGTCGATCGCCTGCGTGCAGAGGCAGCTTTGTCCGCCGACAAATCAGCAGCATCAGCAGCAGCGGCAAAAGTCAGCGAGCAGAGTGCAGCCGAAAATAGCAAAGCCGTTATCGCAGCAGGTTTTGCATCAGCCCCGATTCATACAGCTGATATTTTTTCTACAGATAACAAGTCATGCATTCGTCGGTATACCACTGCGACAGCTAACAGGCCTGGCGGCGCGGCTGGCGGCGTAATGGTTTTACCCGTTGATGGTGGGCCGTCGAGCACTTATTTTGCCGTGTCAGTGACAAACCAAGCGTGGGTTGGTAATTCTACAATAGCAGCCCCATCAAAAGTTGTTTGGTCGTCATTGTGGACTTCAAGCAATACGACCGTTGATGCTAACGGGTTCATCAAAAAGGCTTCCCCGATCGCAAGACTTTGCGGTGAGCCTGAAAAAATGGCGGATGACTATCTAGACGGTTTCATGTTGTCCGGACACGTAGCCGTGAATGGCGAGGCTGTTGGGGTATCAGCTGAGCGCGTTTCAGTCGGCGTTTACAAAGTTACTGGCGCATTAGGTTTTGCGGAGGAGGGCTGGAATATCGAAGTGCCGCAGGACGTGAACGGCAACCGCCTATGCTTTGTCTCAGCTAACACCGGCAAGGATGGCACAATCTATGTGAAGGTCAGCAAGCGCCGCTTTGACATCGACACAGCCGCTATTGTGGCTGGTGAACCGATGGATATCCCGGAAGGACGCTGGATCGATCTTCGCCTGGAAATGCCTGTGAGCGAGGCTGAAGAAGCACCGGAAGCACTCGAGGAAACTGCCGCCCTTGAAAATGTGAACGTTGACCCTATCTAAAATCTGCTGCCCCGTTGCTGGCCTCGTATTGTTCGGACGGTTGAACATCGGCAGGGGCAGCACCTATCACTTGTAAAACACATCAAAATTAAAAGCTATGGCCGCATCAACGGCTTTACCTTGAGTCTGAAACGGCACATCTGATACAAGCGGCCAGCCTCCCTTATGTAAAACATAAAGCCAGTGCTGGCCCTCTTCATCTTCACGGATTGCGAAAAAAGGCGGGCTGTTTTGCTGTGGCTCTGGGTATCTGTCATTCTCATTGAGAACGAAAATCTGTCGCCCGGCGAGTGTAATGCTACCCATAGGTGTCACTTATCAGCCATTGTTCTGACTCTTCAAACATATCTTCAAGAAGCCGATTTAACTTTTCTCTGTCGCTTTTGTTAGCGTCGCTAATGAGTCCGTTCGTTTGCATCGGCTTTACTTTCACCTCTGCATCAGGGAACACCCGATGTACCCGCCTTCTCAGTTCTGCTTTGATTATCTCTGCCGCGTCAGGCAAACCTTTAACATTACGTTGGTCAAAAATCAGCTCTACGAACATCCGCACCTCTGAATAACTGTATGCATATACAGTTATATTGTTCGATGAACTCGTGTACGTCAAGCAATAACCGGTTTCGTGAGGTGAATTGAAGAAAATGGTGTGTACAAAATTGCGTACCACATGGAATTTATTAAAATAAAAAATCAATAAAATCAATTCATTGATTTGGTTGTTTTGTAATCGTGAATATAAAATGTGGCCGTTGCCTTGCTGCTCAAAATCGCGTCTCTTCAGTGGCGGATATAATATGCTCCTATTGTAACGGCGTAGGGAGCGATGCCAAGTGACGGTTAGCGAAATGCGCGCAATTACGCACGGCGATAGTAATCCAGCCGTTGATGAAAGTAGGGGAGCAGGTGGTCGGGGATCTGTCGTTCCGTTTCCGCCTGGGTCGAGGCGATGCCGTAGCGCTCATTGTAGATCACGCTGATGGCCAGCAAATCGGTTTCTATTTTTTCGCGTTGTGCCTGCGGTAAGCTATCCAGCTTTCGAGCCATCGTTATCTCCCTGTTAACCTTAGGGCATAATAGGATCGTTAGCGGGTCTTGTCCCTACCCATTCCGGGGGGCGCTTGATGCCTGTGAGCTGGGTTGCGTGCAAGGGGGCTGGCTGTGGCGAGCGGCGAGCTCGCTCTCCGTGTGGTGAGCCTGGAAGCGACCCGCCCGGTTATACAGCGAACAGGCGCCGCTTATCACCGCCCCCCAAAACAGGGCGCACAGCAGCAAAACCCCCAACCAGATTTTTTGGTTATAGGTCATAAGTCCTCCACGGACGATAAGAGAAATAACATTGACCGCTAAATTAAATCAGGCGCTACATCAATGGTATTTAAACGGCAGAGATTAATCATAAAATAGATGAGATTCTTTTGTTACTAAATCCACGTTGGATGTATCAAAAGATTCCTTAAGATAATATTAAGAGAAGTGATTTCTGGCGCCGTAATTCTATTTAATATTTGTTTAAATACCCGCAGATACAATCTCCCACATTCAATACCAATGTGGATGACAATTATGAAAACGCTACTGTTGACCGGCGCTACCGGCTTTTTGGGTGGTGCGGTTCTCGAGAAGTTATTGATTGAAAATCAGTCTGTTAATTATCTTTTGTTGGTGCGTGCCGATGATGCGCAACAAGGGCTGGCCCGTATTCGTGCGAATATGGAAAAGTTTAATATCGACGCGAACCTGCTGTCTAAAATTACGATAGAAAATATATTGTTGGGCGACCTTTCCGAGCCGGCCGACTTTTTAACTGACGCACGTATTAACAAAGTCACGCACGTTATTAACTGCGCGGCCGTTGCTTCATTTGGTAATAACCCGCTCATTTGGAAGGTAAACGTAGAAGGCACTCTGGCCTTTGCCGAAAGAATGGCGCAGGTGCCGGGATTAAAACGTTTCCTGCACGTCGGTACCGCCATGTCCTGTTCGCCGGAGCCGGGTTCGCTGGTGGCGGAGAGCGGCGAGTTTGAGGAAGACGCCGAGCATCTGGTGGAATACACCCGTTCCAAATCCACCATCGAACAGCTGATGCGCCAGCGCTGCCCGCAACTGCCGCTGACCATCGCTCGTCCGTCGATCGTGGTGGGGCACACCCGCCTGGGCTGCCAGCCTTCCAGCAGCATTTTCTGGGTGTTCGGCATGGCGCTGATGCTGCGCAAATTCATGTGCTCGCTGCAGGACAATATCGATGTGATCCCGGCGGACTACTGCGCGGATGCGCTGGTGATGCTGATGAACAGCGAAACGTTGGAGAACGACGTTTATCACATCTCCGCCGGTGAGGAGAGCAGCGTCAGCTTTGCCGAAATCGACCGCGCCATGGCGGCGGCGCTGGAAAAGGCGCCGGTGGGCGATGAGTATGCGCAGGTGACCTATGACGCGCTGGTGAAAATGCGCCGCCAGCTGAAAGACATTTTCGGCCCGTGCAACGAGCGGCTGATGCTCAAGGCGATGCGCCTGTACGGATCGTTCGCCATGCTCAACGTGCGTTTCAGCAACGAAAAGATCCTCAAGCTGGGCATGCCGAAGCCGCCGCGCTTTACCGACTATATCGCCGGCTGCGTGCAGTCGACCCGCGGGCTGTCTATCCAGCAGCAGATGGTGGTGGACTTCAAATAACCGCCGGGCGCAACGGGCGCCCGAGGTTGCTCCGCTACCAGGACGAAGAGGACCAGAAGACGCGGCCGAGCACCACCAGTTGCTCCTTGCGCTGCTGATAGCTGAGATGCTCGTCCTGGTACTCTTCCCGGTTGAGGGAGCGGATGACGACGCCGCCGTCCGGCTGCTCGATCAGCACCTTCACCCGCAGCAAATTGCCGTGGCGGATGGCGTAGGTCTTGCCTTCGCGGATGCGCGTATCGTCGGTGTTGATGCCGACCACGTCGCCGTCCTGCAGACGCGGTTCCATGCTGGAGCCGGAGATGCGGATAATGCGCGCGGCGTTGACCGCCACCCCCATCTTGTGCAGATAGTAACGGCGGAAGATCAGCGAAAACTCCTCGCGATCGACGATTTCGTAGCAGCCGTCGCCGGCGGAAAAATCGATATCCAGCAGCGGGATCTCCACAAACTCTTCCTTGTCTTGTTCGGTATCTTCCCATACCACCGGTTTCAAACGGGCGGGCTGGAAGTCCGACTCCGCTGCCACGTTGTCAAACGGGCGTACCAGCTGCTTTTCGTGAAACACGTCGAACCAGCCCTTGGGCAAATTCAGCCGGGCCTCGATCCGCCTGGCCAGATTGTCGCCAAGATTGCGGGAGGATTTTTCCCCGATGATTTGGCTCAGCGTCGGCGCGGAAGACTCAACCAGCGTGGCGAATTCATTCTGGTTGACGCCTTGCCGGGCGTAGCGGGCCATCAATTCGCGCAGATTGTTGCGCCTGATTTCTTTAGTTTCCAT